TTACAAAGGCAATTAAAGAATTTAAAGAAAAATATAATCTTAAAGTTAAACAACATGGTGTAGTACAATTTGAGATAAAGGTTCCAGAATAATGCATCCATCATCACGAATTAATATGCAAAGAGCAAGAGATCTTCTCGGATCACGTGTAGGAAAAGATATTACCATACTTGATGTTGGTGGTAGAGATATCAAGCCTGGTCAAGATAGATCTTATAGAGAGATGTTTAAAGATGTAGTTAAGAACTACTATATTGCAGATATACAATCAGGACCAAATGTTACACATGTTATGCCTGGTGATTATGAATTACCATTCGAAGAAGGTTCTATCGATCTTGTTGTATGTGGACAGACACTTGAACATGTAAAGAATCCATTCCGTAGTGTTATTGAGATGACACGTGTACTTAAGTCTGGTGGATACATTATTCTTATTGCACCATCTGCTGGTAAATATCATGACTCAATTGACTGTTGGAGATTTATGGATGATGCATTCCAAGCTATTGCTGAAGAAGCTGGTTTGGAAACAGTTACTGATTATGTAGATAGATCACAACCAGATGAAAGATCTCGTCGTTGGGCAGATCATGTATTTGTAGGACGTAAACCTTGAAGGCATTTGTAATCACAATTCCTAACCACGAAGTGTCCCAGAATGCTGCTGACGTTTGCATAGAAAGTAGCAAAGTCGTAGGTAATTTCTTTGAGGTTCAGAAGTTTGATGCCATAGTTCCCCGACAAGTTAATAAATTAATGAGAGATTACCGCCTACAATGGAACTATCCATGGGAAGGATCAGTATTCGATTTTAAAACTGGTTTAAAGAAGACTGCTTATCCTACCATCAATAAAGACGCTAGAATCGCTTGTTCTTTGAGTCATTATACTTTATGGAAAAATTGTGTTAATGATTCAATGCCTTATCTAATTTTAGAACATGATTCTAAATTTACATCCCGATTAGACAATAATGTATTCGAAAATGAAAGATTTTCTATTATCGGGATTAATAACCCATTATTTGCAACTCGTAAGGCAAACCTATTTAAACAGTTAATTGACGACAATCCAAAGGAAATACAACCAGTACCAACAATCGACTCATTCGAAGTTCCTCAGGGGTTAGCTGGAAACTCAGCATATATAATTAAACCAAAAGGAGCTAGACAAATGCTAAGGCTTGTAGAAGATCATGGCTTATGGCCTAATGATGCTATTATGTGTAAACAACTAATCCCAGCATTAGGTGTAACAAAAACATTCTATACAGAGGTTCAAGGTACTCCTTCTACTACTTCGAGGTAATAATACTGAAATGAAAGCATTTGTTATAACAATAATGGATAACCATAAGTCTGTACAGGCTGCAATGCGTTGCATGAAGTCTGCAGAGAAATATGGATTACATGTAGAGCATTTTCCAGCAACTACTCCAAAAGATAATCCACATCTTATTTTACATAAAAAAGGTATTCAGCCATCATTCTTTCATGAAAGATATTCCCGGCCTGAAAACTGTATGGCAGCATTTCTATCACATCATGCGCTATGGGAAATGTCTGTAAAAGAAAATGAAACGATTGTAATATTTGAACATGATGCTATATTAACGGGTGAAGTACCGGTAAATGAAAAATTTAAAGGATGTATTACATTCTCTAAACCATCATATGGAAAGTTTAATACACCGATTAGACTAGGCGTAGATGGATTAGTACAAAAGAAATATTTTGGTGGTGCACATGGATATATGGTTAATCCAGAAGGATCGAAAGCACTTATACAGAAAGCCAAAACTCACGGTGGTCCAACAGACGTATTTTTAAATGTAGATAACTTCCCATTCTTAGAAGAATATTATCCTTGGGTTTGCCTTGCGGCAGACAGCTTTACAACAATACAGAAGGAAGCTGGTTGTTTAGCAAAACATAATTATGGTGAAACATATGTCATCGAAGAAGTATAATAAAGTCTTTCTAACTGGATGTGATAAAAATACAGAGTGGATGCTTCCATGGTTTGTAGAAAACTATAAGAAGCATAATGACACTCCTCTTATCTTTGCTAACTTCGGTTGTAGTGAAGAAATGCAGAACTACGTTTTTGAACAATTCCATGCAATACTTAATTTTAAGAATAATGAACTCCAAGGTTGGTTTATGAAACCCCTGGCTATGATGACATGTCCTTCTGTTGAAACAGTTTGGATTGATACAGATTGTGAAGTACTTGGTAATATATCTGATATTTTTAAATTAATTAAAAATGAAAAGCTATTAATGGCTGAAGATAAACCATGGATTAAAAGAAGAGGTGAAGTATGGCACAATTCAGGTGTTGTCGGATTTCGTAATAAACCCCAGATTTTAAGAGCATGGTTAGAACAAGTAAAGGCTGGTCAGACTGTTGGTGATCAAGAAGTACTACATAGTATGCTAAATCCACTTTCTAGATTAACATACATAGAAGACTTACCAACAGAATACAACTGGTTAAGAATACATTTAGATGACGGATTTGATAGTCCAAATAAAAAGATTGTACATTGGACTGGTCGAAAAGGTAAAGATAAAATTAGGAGCTTGATGAATGGCTAAATCTGTTCACGTAATTGGCAATGGTGATTGGGTTCATCTCTATACTAGAAGAGAAAGAAAAGGTTTAAATCTTACATGTAACCTTGCGCCTTTCCCGTATCCAAAGAATCATTATGCTACATGTATAGTAGATTTTAAGATGATGAAAGCCCTAACAGAAGGATCAGTTGTTGTTCCAGGTGAATGGGTACTTGGTTATAGACCAAAGGTTTGGATGGAAAGAAATCCAAACTTTCATATACAGAAGGCTGGACAGATTAAGGAATTCTATACAGAACTTCCAAAATATGCTGAAAACTATACTAATTTTAATTGTGGTCATATGGCTGTTCATTATGCTGCAAATAAACTAAAAGCCGATAGAGTACATCTATATGGGTTCGATTCTATATTCGATTTTAATCTACGAAGTGTATCAGATTTTATCCTAAATTCCGATAGAGGAAATATGAATACAAATCGATTAGCAACTAATTGGAGAAAGATATGGACAGATATGTTTAAAGAATTCTCTAATACAGAATTTATACTACACCATGTACATGATGAATTTAAGATTAAAATATCAGATAATGTACGTGCCGAAGTATACCCTAAAAAAGTAATTAAATAAAATTTAGGGGGTTTACAACCTCAGATAATTGTGATATAATAATATCAACAATTAGGAAGAGGAGTTCCCTATGTCATATCGTTATCAAGTACTTGAGTCGGCTCTTATTAGCATTGCCAAAGATAGCTCTGATGAAAATATCAGATATCAAGTTTCTCGTCTAACTTCAGACGAAAGACGCAAACTAAATGGTTTGCTTTCTTTGGTTATGATTGAATCTTACGATTGTGAGATTGCAGCATGAGCCATCCATCCGAAATTGTAAATACTAGAGGTCACTGGGCAATTGGATTCCGGTGGCCTATTATTGGTAGTAGAGGCGATAAATATTTTGTGGAGATGACAGACTATGGTTTCGATTGTAACTGTGTTGCTTACCGTAAGTGTAAGCACATTAAGCACGTAGAGTCTTTATTCGATGATACTAGTAGATGGTGGCAGAGCCAAACAAAGACAAGATCTTTATAGGGCAGCAATATTCTCTTGGAATTATCTAATGCCAAGAATATCTCGATGTGAGATCTATATAGAGCTAACTAAATTAAAAGCTGTTCATGGATATTGTTTAGAGATAAATGATAGAGAATATGAAATCCAAATTGATCGTAGATTGAAAGGTGACGATTTTCTTACAACAGTCTTTCATGAAATGATACATGTACGTCAGGGAGTTAGGAAAGAACATCCGGATATGGGATATACTAAATATAATAACCATGACGAATATTTAAAACAACCATGGGAAGTAGAAGCCTATGAATTGCAGGAGATAATGTTAAAAGAATGGAACAGAAGGAATATGAGATGTCCGAGACTGATATCTTGAAAAAGAATGTTTACGATTTGCAGAAACAGCTTCAAGAAGCATATCGTAGAATTGGTGAATTAAGAGAAGCACTTGAAGTGGAGGTACAAAAGAATGACCAAAGTTTTAGCTTTGACTGGGATAATCTTTCTAACCGCATGTAATTATGCAAATGCTGATGCTATTATTCGGGATCATCAAAAGACTGTTATTGTACAGAAACCTTATAATGTAGAGATCTGTAAGGATGTAAATAGTAATGGTGATAAAACTGGTGATGCACTAATTGGTGCTATAATCGGTGGAGCACTTGGTAATAATATCAAAGGTGAACAAAATGGTGGTGCAATTGGTGCACTTCTTGGTGGTATGTTAGCACACCAAAATAGTGATGCTACCGGTAGTACAAGAAGAGTATGTAATATGACAACACGTTATAATGAAGAAGCAACAACCATTTATTCTCATTCAACTATTACCTTTAATTACGAAGGTAGACAATATACCGTTAGATTTCAGAAATGATAGAAATTACTGATTCAGCTAAAGAATATCTTTTAAAGGTAGGAAAGCCAAATGTTTGGTTATCTGTAAAAGGTGGTGGCTGTTCAGGATTTCAGTATGTTTGGGATGTGACTGAGGAGGAGGCAACTATAGCTAATTTAGCAGTTGATCCTATCGCAGAAATGTTTGTTATAGGTTGTACAATCGATTATGTAACTGAGCTTGGCGGATCTTATCTAAAGGTTATAAATCCAAATGCTACTGCCAGTTGCGGATGTGGAGAAAGCTTTGCAGTATAGAATTTATTCGAAACCAGGTTGCATCTTCTGTGATGCAGCAATGGAACTACTAAAAGAAAAAAATCTTACCTACCAAGAAATCAAAGTTAAAGAAGACGAAGAAGCTATTAAACTATTTAAGGAAAAACACTTTACTACTGTACCACAGATCTTTGACGAAAGTGGTAATCATATTGGTGGTTATCAGGATCTTAAATCTTTCCTAATGCAAGAAGAATGGCCGGATAATCCTACTGAAATAAAATCGTTTTAATTTGATTTTTTTCAAAAAAGGGGGTTTACTTTCCTAAAAAGTTATGATATAATAATATCAACAATTAGGAAGAGGAGTCCGTTATGAAAAATTGTCTTAGAAACTACATCATCGCACAACACGCTGAAGCTGATGAGTTCAGCAAAGGCCTTGGTTGCTGGATGGGAAAGCTTCCTAATCCTAGAGATACGCAGTACTGGAACGAACGTGTTCCATCTGGTACTCTTCAGGAGTTCAAGCGTATCGAGCTCGAGGAGGGTACGTACTATGCTCTTGCTGATGCATACAGCAAGTCGTATGCTCGGTCGCTCGACCTTGCATCGATGTCAGACGATGAGCTAAGTAAGCTTATCGATGACTGCAAATTTCAAATTGAGATGTGCGGCATCCGGTATTCGGACGTATGATAATGTCTGATTATGTTGATGAAGATGGATGGACATATACTACCCATCGCATTCGGAATTATGATGGAAATGGGTTAACAGAATTCTTTGCTATGCTAAGAGAAGACTATGAAGATGCAGGTAAAGAAGTACGTGAGATGTTAACTTATAATAACTCTGGTTTTAATCATGCTACCCAGAAACAGGAACAAGAACCAGAATTTGGAATAGAGGTTATTTGGAAATAATGATGACTTCAGAGATACAAGAGGCGCTGCCTTTACTCGTCAATCTCCTCTTGCTAGTAGTAATTGGCGCGCTTCTTGTTGGTACTTTCTTTTCTATTGTAGGTTTTATGTTTAGAAATGCCTTTTTAATTACGACAATAGTCGGGGTTATTATTCTCTTTACCATAGTCGAGTGAGTGTAAACACGGTTAAGCCAGTAAACGACTTTAAAATAAAGACGCTGGTGGGAAATGAGCGCCCTCATTAGAAAGACTCACCTTATTTGGTTCCGTAGCTCAACTGGATAGAGCAACAGACTTCTAATCTGTAGGCTGAGGGTTCGAGTCCTTCCGGAATCGCCAATACACTCGGTTAGTTCAGCGGTTAGAACCACGTGCTCATAACGCGTTTGTCGGGGGTTCGAATCCCTCACCGAGTACCAATATATTGCATCCTAGATCTATAACTAGGCTCTGCTTTATTTCAAAGGCTGGTCCCTTAATAGACTCACGTATACCAACGGTTAGTATGCACGGGGAGAAATTACTCTCCCCACCTTGCGGGTATAGTATAACGGCTATTATTGCAGCCTTCCAAGCTGAGGATCGGGGTTCGAGTCCCCGTACCCGCTCCAACTAACCATTCACTTGGAATTATAAATATGATAATGGAAAAGAAAATAATATTGGCGGATTGGATAATTATTGCTCCATTTGCTTGGGTAATGTCGCAATCTATTTTGCATATGGATTTCTTTTGGTTTTTCATTGCATATTGGTTATTTGGTTTCTATACTAACAGAAGGAGTACATGGGATGTCTGATGATTTTTTCGATTTTGGATTTACCGCTGTTGATGAAACAGAATTAAAAGCAGTTCAGGAAGCTACCCAAAAGGTAGAAACTGTATCTAGTACTGCTACAGTTACTCAAGATAAACTAGACAAACTCTACAATGCCATTGTCCCTCTCTTGAATAATCTTAAAAAGAATCCTGAAAAGGAATACATTCTTTGGCCCAATCGTATTGAAAGGGTTGAAGCTTTTGAAGATCATCTTTATAAAATTTATTCAAATTAAATGAAATAGGGGGTTTACATTTGGATAAAACTATGATAGAATAGTATGAATAATTGGAAAGAGGAGATCCAAATGTCTAAAATTATTATTACTAAAGATATGTCTCAGGAACAGCGTCTCGAAGCTATTCGTAAGGCAAGCAAAAAATTTAATGCTAAAATGCAGCGTAACTTTAAAGTAAAGGATTATTCCGTTACTGCTAAAGAAGATCGTTCAGACGATTCTGTTAATATCAATGCTTGGACAGATGCTCCAAAGTATCTTGATGAACATTATGGCGATCGTGTTCGTAGCCAGAAATCTTACGAGTCAGAAGAAGGCTGGAACTAATGGTTGATTATTGCGTCGAAACACGTAATAGGATCAAGATTGCAGTTGCTGCATATGCCTACGAGTTCAGAGACAATCCTATTATATCTGATTCCGAGTTCGATGAATTGGCTCTTAAAATAGATAAATCTGTTCGTACGGGAAACGAAGAACTAGATTCTTTCTTTAGTAAACATTTCCAGCCTGATACTGGTATGTGGATATATAGGCATCCCGAGTTACGAAAGCTGGAGTATCTGTATCAAAGGTATTATAAATGAGTATGCATCTTGTACGTGGTATGTCTAGCCTTAATACTAAAAAGCGTAAAACTAAAAACCAACCCGGTATAAAAAAAGCACTTGAAGAACATAACAAGTGGCTTCGCAAAATGGGTGTACATCCAGATCAGTTAAAAGATAAGGAGAAATCAAGTGGCGCAAGTATCCCGAATTATTCAGAGACACGTAACGGCATCAAGACGTCGGACGTCATTGCACCCATCGCAGGAAAGAATAAATCTAATACGTACTCCGGAGAATACATTATCGGTCTTGCCACTCTTCACAAGTCAAACACAGTACCGGTCGGTAGAGGAGATAACCCAGAAATATACGCAAAAATGAGGCGTGGGTGAAAATAGGGGATTTACATTCCATTGAATCTATGGTAGAATGCTTGTATAATAAAATTTTGTTGAGGAGCAAATATTATGGCTATTAGAAAAAAGCAAAAGAAAGTGGTTCCAACACGTCGTCGTTTCGGACTAAGTGCTGTACCAATTGAAAAAGGCTTCGATCAGGTTCTATATTATTTTCAAACTGAAATGTCGAATTCTGATATATCTAAGATACTAAAAGGCTATCTTAAAGAAAAACATAAAAAATCTGCTAATCTACAGTATATTATGTCTTGTCCTGAATATCATTTCTATTCACATCCTTCGCGTGCAGCAACAGCCTTCTGGCTGATACATGCTCCGAAGAAGGATGACGATGATAAGTCTAAGGCTTATTCATCGGGACTATCAAAATGGACTTCTGAAATGATTTCACTTGGTAAAGAAATCTACCAAAATAAATTAATTAAAAAGAATGATTCTGATGCACGTCCTAGTATTTCGCCTATGGAAAGGCTTAAGAATAAGATTAGTAATACTATTATGCAGGATATACTAGAATTAGAAGATAAGTGGATGGAAGGCGAAAAGGCTACCATCGACGTTTATAGTTTATTTAAGAAACACGGTTTGGCTGGATCGGCAACATTGCCCGTCCGCCAGGTGGTTGAGTCATGGTTACTAGATTATGAAGATGCATATCATAAGCGTTGTGAACAAGCCGTCGAGGGTTACTCACATTTGAAAAGACCTGAACTCAATCACCGCATTAAAGCCTGTCAGGAAATGCTCCTCGATCTTGATAGGATTAAGTCAGCTGCCAAGGCAACACGTAAGACGAAAGTCAAACAGCCTAAGGCAGCTGACAAACAAGTTTCAAAGGTAAAATACAAATCCGAAGATGCTAACTTTAAATTGGTTTCAATTAGTCCAATTCAAATTATAGGTAAAATAAGATTGTATACCTTTAATACAAAGTCCCGGATGATTACAGAATACATTACACAAAGTGTTGGTGGATTTGAAATCTCTGGTACTACAATTAAGAATATCGATACTGTCAATAGTAGAACAGTCATACTTCGTAAGCCAGAGGAATTCCTACCAGGTGTACTTACTAAGACTGTTAAACAGATCGATACTGAATGGAAAAAGTTAACTACTAAGACAACTATTCCAAATGGTAGGATTAACTCAGATACAATATTATTGAGGGTATTAGATAAATGATTGAAGACCAATTTTTAACTAAAAGTAAATTTACTAAGCTTATCGAAGCAACAGTAATTGAAACGAAATTATCCTATATGGATACTATTTTACATCTCTGTGACAAGAATGAAATTGACCCAGAAGATGTAAAGAAATTTATATCACCTATTATTAAAAGCAAGATTGAAGCCGAAGCAATGGCTTTAAATTTTCTTCCAAAAACTAATTCATTGGATTCTGCTTTTTTTGAATAGATCGATATATAATATGTTTACAAAACATGAAAAATACGATATAATAATTCAGTTTAATACTTCAGCAAATATAAGGAAATACAATGTCATTTGAAAATCTAAAACGTAATCGCGATCAAATCCAAAAACTCGTCCAAGCGGCAGAATCAACCGGTGGTGGTACTAGTGAAAAAAAGAACTACCAAGACGATCGTATTTGGAAACCAACAGTAGATAAGGCAGGTAATGGATATGCAGTACTCAGATTCTTACCCGCAGCAGAAGGCCAAGAGCTACCCTGGGTTAGATACTGGGACCACGGATTCAAAGGACCTACTGGTCTTTGGTATATCGAAAACAGCCTTACTTCTATTGGTCAAAATGATCCAGTTGGCGAACTCAACTCACGACTCTGGAACTCAGGTGTAGAATCCGATAAGCAAAAGGCAAGAGACCAAAAACGTCGTCTACATTATGTAACAAATGTTTTGGTTCTACAAGATCCTTCTTCACCACATAATGAAGGTAAAGTATTCATCTATAAGTTTGGTAAAAAGATCTTTGATAAAATCATGGATTCTATGCAACCAGAATTTGCAGATGAAAATCCAGTTAACCCATTTGATTTCTGGGAAGGCGCAGAATTTAAGTTAAAGATCCGTCAGGTCGAAGGATATAGAAACTATGATAAGTCTGAGTTTAGTAGCCCTTCTTCATTATATGAAGGTAATGATGATAAACTAGAATCTGTGTATAAGCAAATTCATGACCTATCGGAATTTACCGATCCTAAGAACTATAAGACTTATGATGAACTTAAGTCTAAGCTTATGAAAGTACTTGGTGAAGAAGCTACAGCTGGTGCCTATACAGTAAGACAGGAATCAATGATTAATGAACCTGTTGCAGCACCAGAACCAAGATCAGCAGAACCTATGACTGCAGAGGAAATGGGTACAGGTGATGAAGATACTATGTCTTATTTTGCTCGATTGGCAAATGAAGACTAGGAATAAGGTAAGCCAACCCCATGTGGACCTTGTCGCAGAGTAAGACTCGGACGAAAGTTGGTATAACATAAAGGAGAAAATTATATTTGGTTTCGACTGGGTATAATGGGATTAGGGAGCTTCGGCTCCCTTTTCTTTATGCCCCACCCCAAATCATATCATTCGAATCAACAGGACCTACAGCATTACCTGGTACGGCATAAGTTGCACCGCCAACAGAAGTAGTACTAGAAGGAGCCACAATTACGTTTCCTGCTCCAGCTGGTCCAGGTGGTACCGATGATCTTAATCCTTCAACACCCTCATACTTTTCTGATCTAGTATTTGTATCTTGTCTAAGTACGAATTTACCTTTATCGTTTTTCGTATATCCAGCATATTCATATATAGAATTTGGAACAGCAGCTGTTACATAACTTTTAGGATTCATGAAATCAAATGAAAGGTTAGGATCTGGTAATGCGTATCGTAGTATACTTTTTGTAAATCTATCTGCCATATCACCAACACTCATAGTAACTTTGTTAATAGCAGAAGTAGGATTAGCAAATGCTTCTTTAAAGAAATTCTTTACTGCTTCCCATGCAGGATCAACCAATGCAGTTAGGCTAAACTCTTTTAGTTTTTTCGATGCATCTTCAAATCCTAATTTCTCTGCAAAAAATGCAGGTATTTTAATGAATAATAAATCTATAGCTTCTGTAAGACCTTTGATAAC